TGCCAGTAGCCTCTATCAAAGAAGGCTTCCGAACTCTCCAACAAGGAAGAGTACACTGAGGCACTTGGGTGTCCATCATCGATGACACTCTTGAACCGAAGTGGTGTAACCACCTGGCCCTTGTACGCATCCATCCCACAGCTTTCGCGAAAGTGAGATGCCGTAAAGCTCTTGTCAAGACTGACTTTGAGCTTGGATGCTTCGAGTGTTTCGATCACCGCATCAAAATCCTCGCTGGGGACAATCAAATCATCCCCATAGACGAGAATCCTGCTACGACTATGCCGATGCTTGAGGCGCAAAGTAGCTTCAGTCAAGGCCCAAATGGTTAACGCCATCACTGGGAAGCACAAGGCTGAACCCATAGGAGCGAACTTCCTTAGAGGAAGCAATTCGCCATTCGGTAATTCCGTAGCTACGCTGCGGCATGCGTACCACGCCTTCCTTATCCTATCCGGAAACAGGAGGTCGAAAAGCGCACACGACACGCGGTCCGAGGCGTCCTTCAGATCCAGGGTACTATACTGCCTATCAATCGAGGACTGGTAGGCAGCGTCCTGGTTAAAGGATTGCTGAGTAAAGTTGACCTTGCCCCTGGTAAGGGGGTGAGACTCAACATGGGCCACTAGTTTCCTAAGTTGACCCTGCTGAATCCACTGGACCTCTAGAGGTTCCATGGAGATCAACCGCGGACCCCTTGAATCCTTAGGCACTAAACAAACCTTCGCCACAGGGTTTACCTGTGGTTCCAATTTGGTGTACCATCCGGATTCAAATGAGACGCGAGACAGAGAAGCGGAGAAATAACGGTAGTATGGAAACTCTTGGTGGAGTCTCTGGAACTTTCTGGAGAAGCCCCACTTAGCGTTACCGCGCTCCCCTGTGGCGACAGCACCGGGCCCGTGACCTGGCTTAATTGACCAAGGATCGAAGCTCGAAAGCAATCGTCCAAGGAGACGGCGAGCCAAATCAACAATGCTGCGAGGAACCAAAACCTCTTCCGGCTTGGTTGGTAGCTCATACTCCGTTTTAACGAAGGACTCTAAAACCTGGGCTTCTTGCTCGTGAGAGTAGGGGAGCTCAAGCTTGTAGAACAGCATCATAACC